TAAACAAATTAAAGATATAGGTTCGGAACAACAAAATGAAAATAAAATAACAAAAAAAAGTTTGATTGAAAATATTATAAATGAAAAAAAAGAAAAATTATCTAATAAATATAAAAAAGTTCAAGACCTACTTAAAAATGACTTATTCAACAATAGTGCTGTAATTGAAAAATTATGGGGTAGTAAAGATGCCACTAACAGAAGTTTATTTAGAAAAAAACTACATAAATTAAAAAATGATAGTGGTAGTGAATATGAATTTTCTGAACAAGAATTAGATAAAATAATTTCTATTGTTAATCAGTTAACTAAAAAATAATATAAAACTTTCAAAATTAAAACATATTTATAGTTAAACTATAAAAACTAATTAAAGAAAAAACAATAAAATGGCAAATAGAGTATTCGTAAGTCCTGGTGTTTATACTTCTGAAACTGACTTAACATTTGTAACTAGAAATATTGGGGTTACTACTTTAGGTGCAGCAGGTGAAACAACAAAAGGACCAGCCTTTCAACCAGTATTCATAAGAAACTATAGAGAATTCCAAAGTATATTCGGTGGTCTTAACCCTGAATTAATATTAGATAATAACGCACCTAAATATGAGTTACCATATATAGCTAAATCATATTTAAGTGAATCAAATCAACTTTTTGTCACCAGAGTGTTAGGTTTTTCAGGATATGACGCAGGTGAAGCATGGGGTATTACAATTGATGCTGCTTTAGACCCATCCACATTAGATACTACTATCTCTGCAACAACATTTAACCCATTAATAAATTATACAGTAACTACTGGTGGTACATTAACAAACGTAGTTATTTCAGACCCCGTTGTACAACAATTGTATGACGATAGTTTACTTAATTTAAATTTTTTAATAACTGGTAGTGCTGGTGATTCTGTTTCAATACCAACGACAACTTATAAAGTAAATGAAAATAATACACTATTTTCTGGTGCATCTTTTGATACTGAAATAGTTCAAACTGGTTTAGATTTAAGTGGTAATACAACTGGATTTACCAGTGGAGTTACAGTTAATTATTCGGGGTCTTCTTATGAAGATGTTGAAAACCAAATAATAGCCATTTTAAGGTCTAGAGGTAGTTATGATGGAAATGAAGTCTTAAATTTCGAAACTACATCAATTAGCTTTGATTCTTCTGTTAACACAGCATTAACTGACCCATTAGCTAATTTTTCAATTACAGGAACATCAACAATCCAAGGTAATTTTAACTATATTTTATCAATGGATAGAACTAAAAAGAGTTTTATCACAAGAGTGTTGGGTAGTAAATCTTTTAATAAAAAGACTGCGGTTTTTGTCGAAGAATTATATGATAAAATGTTTGAACGTTTATTAGATGAAAATAAAGTTAGAGGTATTAATTTACAATTAGTAGATTATGGTACTGAATATGAAGATTATTTAACCGAATATAGACCTGCTGTTACACCTTACGTTGTGTCCGAAGTGAGAGGTAATAAAATATTAAAATTATTTAGATTTTGGACAATATCTGATGGTAATAGTGCCAATGAAGAAGTTAAAATTTCAATAACAAATGTTAGATTAGATGATAGAGAATTCGATGTTGTTGTTAGAAATTTCTACGATACTGATGCAAACCCTGTAATTTTAGAAAGATTTGCAAGATGTAATATGGACCCATCATCTAATAACTTCATTGGACGTAGAATCGGTGATATTAACGGATTTTATGAAGCTAGGTCAAGATTCATTCAAGTTGAATTAGATGAAGATGCAGATAGTTCAGATGCTTTCCCAGCAGGATTTTTAGGTGTACCTAGACGAGATTATACTGAAAATAGTAATCCTAATGTAAACGCACCTGTGATTAATTATAAATCAACGTATGGTGTTTTTGAAAACAAAAGAAAATTTTATTTAGGTTTATCGGATACTGTAGGTTATGACCAAAATCTATTTAACTTTAAAGGTTTACCTTCGGACACTAGTATTAACGCATATAGTGCAATGACTGATGGGTTTCACATGGATGTTGACGCAACTGGTGTAACTATTGATAATAATCAAGTTATAATTAATCCCACTGGTGGTACATATACACCACCAATTAATTTTATTACTGGATGTTGTGAATTTAAAACGGAAAATGGTGTTCTAAATACAAGTTATGAAAAATTAAATTCTAGAAAATTTACTTTCGCACCTTATGGTGGTTATGATGGTTGGGATATATATAGAACAAGACGAACCAATACTGATACATATAGAATTAATGGAAGTAGGGGTCAATTAGGATTAACAACTGGTGTCTTTAGTAATCGTGCTTTAAGTAATGAAGAAACTGGTATAAATTCAGATTATTACGCATATTTTGAGGCTATTAGAACATTTGCAAACCCAGAAGCAACAAATATTAATGTTTTTGTAACACCTGGTTTAGATACTTTTGATAATACCAATTTAGTTGAAGATACTATTGAAATGGTAACAGAAGATAGATCGGATTCAATCTACATAGTAACTACACCTGATACTGATTCAAGTAACGAAGTTTATACTGTAGATGATGTTGTGAGTCGATTAGATGGTGAATTTGATTCAAATTACACCGCCACTTACTGGCCTTGGATACAAATTAATGATGCTGAAAATAATGTTTTAATATATGTTCCACCAACTAGAGATGTTGTAAGAAATGTTGCGTTAACTGATAATATTGCATTCCCTTGGTTTGCAGTTGCAGGGTTAGAACGTGGTGATGTTGATGCTAGACAAGTCAGAAAACGTGTAACATTAGCGGAAAGAGATGTTTTATATTCAAATAGAATTAACCCATTAACCTATTTCAATACCGAAGGTATAAAAATTTGGGGTAATAAAAATCTACAAATTAAAGAAACTGCGTTAAATAGACTAAATGTTAGACGTTTATTGTTACAAGCAAGAAAATTAATATCAGCAGCTTCATTGCAATTGGTATTCGACCAAAATGATGATATAGTAAGGGAACAGTTTTTAGGTTTAGTTAACCCAATTTTAGATTCAATACGTAGTGAAAGAGGTGTTAGTGACTTTAGAGTTGAGGTTAGTGATGACCTAGAAGATATCGATAGAAACGAATTAAATGCAACTATCTTTATTAAACCAACACCAGCTTTAGAATATGTTAATATCGAATTTATTGTAACACCAACTGGAGCGTCATTTGACGATATTTAAAAAAATAAAATAACGAATATTTATTAATAAATAAAATATATTATGTCTGATTTAATTAACAAAATGCCACTAACTTCAGAACCTAAAAGAAAAAATAGGTGGTTATTTAGGTTTCCATCCGAACTTGGTATTCAAGAATGGTGGTTGGCTAGTGGGGCTAGACCTTCAATAACACAAACTGACGTTGAAATACCCTTTTTAAACACATCAACTTTTCTTTTAGGTAGATTCACATGGGAATCAATAGATATTGTTTTAAGAGACCCAATTGGACCTTCTGCTTCACAAGCAATAATGGAATGGGTTAGATTAGGTTCTGAATCTGTTACTGGTAGGCAAGGTTACGCTGCTGGTTATAAAAAAGTTGTTGAAGTTGAAATGTTAGACCCAAGTGGTGTTGTTGTTGAAAAATGGTTATTACAAGGTGCATTTCTAACAACCGTTAACTTTGGTGACCTTTCTATGGATGATGATAGTTTAGCTGACATTAACGCAACAATTAGATACGATAGAGCAATATTAATATTCTAATATTAATTAACTTAGTGAACTACCCACCTAAGTTTGGTGGGTTTTTTTATTTGTTTCATAAAAAAACTAACTATATTAATAAAAAAAAATATGTTATATGGAAAATAAAAAAAACGTAATGCCAAATGATAAAAAAATAGCACAAGCAAAAGAAGCATACAACTCGAACAAAGTAAGTGGGGGTAATGAAAATGAACTCAGTGCTATAGAAGAAATGGAAGCAAAAACTATGCAACAAATTTTAAAAAAGGGTAAAAAAGTAAAAGAAGATGATGATACCCCTATTTCACAATTACCGTCAGACGAAGATAATG